CAGTGCGATGCATCAGGCGCAGCACTGGATCTAAATTCGCTTCATACACTTTTACATTTCTCACACCAAATATACTGAAAAGTTCTGGTGTTCTGTCAAGTGGTTTCCTCAAAAACGAGTCCACAAAGCGTCGAGCTTGGAGATGTTTAAAATTGATTTTCATAAACGCGAATTCCTGATTATTCTGAAACCCCCAAACATCCTTGGATTTCGTAACGGAATATCCAACCACGGAATCTTTACATGTCTCGTCAAGAATATTGTAAATTCTACGAATCTTTCCAGCGTCAATCTTCTCCGGGAGCTTTATAAAAAAATACGGTGTAAATGCGGTTGTGAGACATACAGATTTTCCTTCCTCTGTCTTACCGAAAATGCTGATCAAATGCTCCTCGTCTGTGTCTCTAGATTCCCACGTGAGTGCCTGGAAGACTACCATTTTCGTGCTGTGTAAACATCGACCTAAAATTTTAATATACTTTATTAGTAAAAATGTCAGCTGCTTTGATTGACCTTGTATCTAAAGGGGCCCAGGATGCCTACATAACAGGTCAGCCACAGGTCAGTTTTTTCCGTCAAAATTTCAAGCGACACACTAATTTTTCCATGCGCCCAGAGCGTGTGGATTACATTGGTACTTTTGGAGCTTCCAATGAAATTGTTGTTCCACTTCGCTCCAAGGGTGATCTCTTGAGTTACATCTGGATTGAAGCCGAGGGTATTGCTTTACCAGGAGGTAACAACGCTATGTTTGATTCATCAGCGTCTCAACCAACAACCTTCCAGTTGTGGATTGGAGGACAAAAAGTTTGCGAACTCGATTCTCTTTATGTCGGCGGTGTCCACAATGTTTTGTACAATGACAACTCTGCCAAGGCTACAATGAGACACACAATCGAAACCCCACAAAACAACTCAAATGGTGACCACTATGTCATCCCATTCTTCTTCGGTGAAGACTGGACAAAATCCCTTCCTTTGGTCGCCCTTCAGTACCATGAGGTAGAATTACGAATTAAATTACAGGATCAGTATAGCATTGCGGGTACTCCAAAGATATATGCCAACTACGTATACTTGGACACAGACGAACGAAAGTTCTTCACCGACAATGAGCATGAATTGTTGATCAACCAAGTTCAATATCAACCAGGAAACCAAACCGATACAGAATTTGACCTAACATATTTCAATCACCCAGTGAAGGCGCTACACTTGGTTGCCGGCAATATTAACAATGCCAACTGGGAAACCAACTACACTTTCGGCACTGGTTCGTTGTACATCAACGGCACCGCCCTCTTTGAAAACATGTCAAATGTCTATCACCACGAAGTTGTGCCAGAAATGCACTGCTCCGCTATTGGCGTTGACAGCCTTGTTCAAGACAGCGTCTACACATGGCCATTCTGCTTAAATTTGGACCGCTATCAGCCATCGGGGTCACTAAATTTTAGTCGCATAGATAACGCAAAGTTATTGCTTAATGATGTGACTTCTGCCGCTCCAGGTGCTTCTGCCCGAGTTTATGCGGTAAACTTCAACATTCTTCGGGTTAAGAATGGCATGGCCGGGGTTGCATTTGGAAATTAATTTGGGAATCGCGCTTAAAATACATTATAATCTTTACATAAGATTGGTTCAAAATATCAATCTTATGTAAGGTCAGTCCTTTAATCTGAGAAGTGCTTTTGATCGCCAGGCAACTACTGTATTTACACTCACACCCAACTCCTTAGAAATATCCTTCAGTGTGAGATGCTTACCGTAATAGTTTTCGAGAATGTATCGACTTACATCATCAAGATCATCTAAGAGAATACCAGGCTCTTTCTCATAATATTCGGGAACGCAGTAATAATTAAGTTCCTCGTACATTGGCGTTCGTTCTAGAGAATTGCGACATTTCCAGTAAATCCATGGATATGCATATGTGGTAAATTTATACCCCCTTTCCGGTTCAAACTTCTGAGCTGCTCGGACGAGAGCATGTAGTCCTACGCTATTTAAATCTTTTTTCGTATGGATGCCACGTTTTCTCGGGTATGCTTTATAGTATACATCATTTGAAACTTTATAAGCAAGATTGATATGATTGGCTATCAGTTCCTTCCTATAAATATTCATCTTATGACTCTTATACCTCTATACTTTATATGTCATTATTTTCTGGTTTCGGGGGATATTCTTCATCGGGTGAGTCTCCGTCTCCCCCCGCATGTTGATCAGATGGATTATCCATTATTGGTTTTCCCTCGTATACAAAATTTGTAAGTAGGTATTTAGTTCCCTTCTTCAGTTTAACACCTCGGTGAACATAACAGGGATTCGCCGGAAATATTACAAGCTTTCCAGCTTTGGGTAGCACAGTCTTCCCACATAGGAATTCAGTAGTTCCACCGACACCTTTTGGAACATCTTTTAAATAGATTATATAAGTATACGTTCTATTAATGTGCGCGTCGTGGTGCCACACGTAAAATTGATTCTTTTCTGTTCTTTGTATCTGTGGAAATCCGATACAGGAATCTTTAACAAGAGCTGTTATAGCATCATGTCTATCCAAACCCTCGCTATTCAGGTAAGTAATATAGTCAGAAAGTCCCTTTTGTACCACATCAGTAACTTTCATGACGACATCATGCCAGTCTTTTCTATAACATGCAATCGGTAAATCTGTACTCTGTTTAATCGTCGGGTTCTCCCCGCCAACAGTCGAACCTATTACTTTTCGATCATCTGCTTCAAAGCGGGCAACTACTTCTTCACACCACTCGGGGGATATCGCCTCGGCATCTTCAAAGATATAACTCCGGAGTTCACGCGGGTTTACCATTTATTAAATATGTTAGTTAAACTTTAAGTCTATTATATCTATCCTTTTCTTTGTTTGGAAACACAGTAAGTTGCGTTACCTCGCCACACAAATATACCTGTCCATGATTTTTTATTCTATGGTCTTTGATAACCTGTTCAACTCTCACGAGGTTTACCCGCACCTTTTTTTCGCGCGAAGACTGACTGTGTTGTACAGCGAGGAAGGCGGCGTCCCTCTTTGTCTCCTTTGGTATAGTATCATTTTCATGACATATAATTACATGTGCGCCCGGCCCACCATCAACATGCATCCACCATTCCATTGGACAACTTGTTAAGGTTAGACTGTCATTTTCCTGCGCACTTTCACCCACTCTGATTTTAATACCGTCTTGAGATGTGTATATCTTCATATTTTAAAATGATTATTTACCCTCTATATATGTTTGTAACGAGTATGTACTTTTTATCGGCTTTAACTACACGGCCGGTGTGTATAAATGGCCATGTACAGGGAAAAATGGTCATCTTACCGGCTTCTGGTTTAATAGACTTTCCGTTTATAAAGTCGGTAGTACCACCCTCATCGGGTTCGAGTGTATTTAAATACACAAAAGTTGTCATCAACCGTGGTTCACTTTGTAAATAATCCTGGTGCCATCTGTAATGATTACCCTTTTCGATGCATTGGATACACGGATTTCCAATATTAATTGGAAGAAGTGAGTTTTTAATTACAAACTCCAGATCTCCATCCTCGTCTACTTTAGCATCTTCAAGAATACCCTTTACGTGGTCAAGGTATTTTTTAGTAGCCTCCAAGATATAATATGAAACCTTATCGTTTGCGACTTCCCAGCCGGTTGTGCGGCGGATATTTAATTCGGTACTAACTTTCAAATCTTCATTCACATAGTTGCCATCCTTGTCTTGAAGAGCACCCTTCACTTGTTGTTCGGGGTTTGCATTAAACTTCTTTATCAGGTTTTCACACAATTCGGCGGGAAGTGCGTTTGGAATTTCTAAAAGGAAATTATCCATTTCCTATAAAGGTGACTGTAGTCTTTAATAGTTTAAAAAAAACTTAGTAATTACATACATATGCACGCGGTGTTATCTCAGAGTCCATCTATTATTCACAAATACAGGGTTACCCTCCCCAACAAGAAATGTATTGATTTTGGTCCTGTAAATGTTGAAGATTATACAACTCACCAAGACCCGCGACTCATGCGCGCACATCTCGTCGGAAAAGGTGCGATTATTTCCAGTGAATTGCGCGAAGAAACGGATTGTGACAAAATCCGCCAGGGTATGCTCTTCGCGGACGAAAGTTCGGAGGAGGATTGGGGTGATCCGTTTTCCCAGGAATACTGGGATAGATGGATTTTATGGTCGTATCCAACCGTGATTCAGGCTAAGTTATGGTTGACTATGCGTCATGATATTCGTTTCATGCCGACCGCAGACGACTTTTATTATATGGATTAAAGAACTTCTACATTATAAATACGACAGCAATATTTAGTTTGTTTATTAGAATTAAGTGTCAACATTGTGAATTTATTATCTGAATAATCTTTCACAATTTTGCGTATCGCACCCAAATGCATCTCCGAATTATGCATATATCTATAACTTATCATACGTCCGCCATGATAATCAGTCTCATTGGCTGTAATTTTCCAAATGCGCGAACATCTCTCCGTTACATGAAGTTTTGGGAAAAACTCGTCTTCGCAATAGTCCACTTCACATTCGACGACATCGTAACTAATTCTTACTAAATCTCCCTCATTGACCTCAATGGGACTTTTTTTACCCCCAATGGCTTCCGCGAATTCCTTGTACTCTCCATCCTGGATTTTATACTTATCTAGTATCTTATCCAACAGGGATAGTAAATGGTGACGATCCATATTTGTAGTTTTTTTATTAAAAAATAGAGCTAACTTAGGCACCGGTGGAACCAAAACCACCAGCACCCCTATCCGTCTCTTCGAGGACACCAATCTCTTGAACATCGGGTGTCTCACACTTCTCAAGAATCAATTGTGCGATGCGATCCCCCTTCTTTACCTCAAAGTCTCTGTCTCCGTGATTGAATAGAACGACCTTGACTTCACCGGTGTAATCAGAGTCAATAACACCCGCACCAACTTGAATTCCGTGCTTTACAGCGAGACCTGAACGCGGGGCAACCCGGCCATACACACCATTTGGCATAAGAATGGCTACACTTGTCCCGACCAAAGCACGGTGAGTAGGAGGGATAATAATTTGATCAGTGCTATACAGATCATATCCAGCAGCATCATTAGAACCACGAGTTGGAAGAATAGCATCGCGTGTAAGTCTCTTAACACAAAGACTCATTTATGCTTTAGATTAGTTTTTAATCTTTATAAAGGTTTGACATCATATATGAATAATGAACAATGTTTGGAAAGTCCACAACTTTGTCGTCCACGCAAATGCCCCAAAGACGGAATATCAAAAACTTAAATGCAAAATCTATAAAACAACTTTGGGATATGGTGCGACGCTTTCATCTGTCTACTTCATTACACATGGCGCAGCGGAGGGCGTATCCTCTACATTAGGAGTGGTGTCATCTCTTGGTTACATCAGGCTTCTAACGAAACGCGTGGATAATATTGACAGCCCATCTGATTTCGTGTGGCGTCAGACACAGTTTCTTGTACCTATAAGTACGGCTATATTTGAAACTGTTTGGAATAGCGCCCCATTTGCGTTTGACTTTGACTATGGTGCGACACTCATGGGATTTCTCGCCTACAAGGTTGCCCTCCTCACGGTCTTATACGAAGAAGTACGGAAAATGCTTTTATCAGAAGAAGAGGAAAAGGGTAATAAAATGTGAGAGTATATTAAGAATGAGTGAAAATCGTGTGCGATTATTCAGACGAAATGGACCTGGTCTTAATAGGAACGGTAGGTACAATTCGAACTCGAACTCAAACCGCACGGACGACGACGCGTATCGACTCGCGCGCCGCCGTCGTATGGTCGGTAGGTACAATTCAAACTCAAACTCAAACTCAAACTCGAACTCAAATTCGGAGCGCCGCCGTCATATGGTCCGTGTGGAACGAGATGCCGATAATTTCATCCATCAATTATTTGGTGGTGGTAACAATAACGTTAGACGTCGATTGTTTAATGATAACAACAATGCCCCTCCGAGTCCGGGTAGGAAACCGAAAACTGTGAATGTTTCAAAGTATGAAAAAATGTTGAAGAATCTTGAGAATAAAAACAAAAACAATAACAATAACAAAAACAATAAACCCAATAATGAAAACAAAAACGTGGTTTCATGGTTAAATAAAGGTATGGCGGAATCTAAAAAGAGTAAAATTCCCAAAAATAAGAGGGTCTTCCTCTTAACGGATTTGACGAGAAATGGTAAGATTAAACACGTGTGGGATCGCCGATTTCTTAATGGATTAGTTGAATCAGCTGAAACTCTCCCAGTGTCGCGCCGTCGAGAAGTACGAGAAAATAACGACCCATTCTTCACATCTCCACTGACACGGAACAAGTTTAGTAAGAATGACATAAAAGCGTATCCACCCACAAACGCGACAAAAGGGATAATAAAGCAAATTATGAATAGAAGGGTTCTCGAATCCAAAGTCAATAAATTTATGAAAATTAAGAATAAGGATTATTTAGCGCGGTCAAACATATTTGAGACGATAAAGCGTGGTATAAGAAAAGGTGATATAACAACCGAGAAACAAATAAAGGAACTTGCTTTGATATACCAAGTTACCGGCAGGGAACTGCTCATCTCTGGACACAAAAAG